AAGGTTAGTACTTCTTACCAGAACGACCTGCAAGTCGTAAGTATCCCTTAATCTTAGGATACTGAGCGTCATCTACAAAGTCCATAGACTTTAAGTAGAGTGAACGACTTGCTAAGGTTTCGTTCAGTCTGGACATCACACGGTCAACATCGTTAGCCGTTGGGTTAATTTCTACACCATTATCGTTGTATACTTTCGTAACTTCGATAAGATGTCCAGTACCTACTTGGTCAAGGTCACACAGTAAAGGTTTCTTAGTACTGTCGTACCATACTTTACCAAGTAGGTTAGCGATAATCTTTTTATTATCCATTGTTTGCTCCTTTGTTAAGCAATTAATATTAAACTATGATAGGATGGGGAAACCTACCCCTTCCATCTTATTGTGTTATTCAACACGATAAAAAATCTCAACGAAATATATAAAATAAACTAAAATAAGATGGGGGGTAGGTTGGTAGTATATTACGCACACGCATTCTAAGGCAATTTTTTAATGGACATTCACAAAAATTAAGTTGTAGATTGTAGTATGACTAAACGTAAAAGATATTTAGAACGTTTCGATAAAAAGAAAAATGAGTGGGTTCGTGTTAATTTAGACACAGAAGAGATAAATGAAGAAGTAATGATGATCTATGACTTAATGGAAGCTCAGTTACAAATAGAATTACGTAAACAGGAAATGTTAATAAAAATAGAAAAGGAAGAGGATGCTAAAGGTTAATCGTATAAGATAACCTTATAAGCTTATTATTACGATATATATATATCTACGGTTAATAACCTTATTTATACCCTACATTATGAAGAAACCAAAAAAGAAACTAACATACAAACAAATGGTCGGTATTATTACTGGCATGGATAAAACAATACAGCAGCAACAAATGTTAATTTTCAACCTAGATAAGCTAGTACAAGAGTATATTGACTATAAAAAGGAAACAGAGCTGTTTAAAAAATTTTTAGAAAAAAAATATGATAACAATAACGAAGAAGCTAAAAAGAAATAACTTCCAACCCCAAACCTTTAGGGTGTATACTAAGGCAGAAGCTAAAGAACAGGGCCTGAAATGGAAGCATTGGGGAGAAGCAAAGGAAGGTGAGTATGGAATATCAGACGATGGGTATGTTGCTGAGTGTATATATCGCAAGGTATATGGCGAAAAAGTAGAATATACCTATCCGTACGGAAGACAATGGCTAACTGCGTGGGGTAAACTAGAGTTTGAACCGCATTGGAGGTCTAATAACTTTAGTACAGTGTCTACTAAGAGCTATAATGACCTAGAAGTACAGAAAAAGGGTGCAGATATAGCTATGGATGCGTATATAGCGTACAAAATGGCAGGAGAATCTCCAGATTGGAGTGTAATAGGTAGATTGTATAGGCCTGACCAAGATAATCCCGTTATTGCAGCAAAAAGATTATTTAAAACAAAGCAGGTAAAGAAAATGATACAGGATAAACTAAAAGAAGTCTTAATTGATAAGGATATCGATGAAGGATTTGTTCTAGATGTAATAAAAGATGCTATTGAAGTAGCTAAGGTAAAGGAAGACTCTGGTAATATGATACGAGCAGCTAAAGAGTTGTCAGAGTTTCTAGATATGAAACCTAAGACAAAACAGGTTACAGAATCCTTAGAGATGGATATGTCGCATCAGATTGCAGATAGTTATGAAAAACAAACAAAAAAATTAAAGGCAACTAAAACACGTGCAGTAGATGAAGAAAACGATACAGATCAAAGGGAAGAAAGTCAATATTGAGGAATTAATTAGAGTATTAGAAGCGGTAGCTCCCGATTTTGATATTCAGATTATTATTACGAAATAATGGACAAAGACAAGATATTATTAGAAATGCAACAAGATATGTTGTTATTTGGGCGTATGGTGATGCCCAATATGTTTAGTAGTGAATCACCACCCTTTCATTATGACCTTACGAAGGAACTGCTCAACGATGATGAAAAACAAATAAACATCATCGCCCCTAGAGGTCATGCAAAAAGTTCGGTAGCAGCTGGGATATTTCCTTTGTTTCATTTGATGTTTACTCCTGGTGTGAAGGTAATCGTATTGGTTTCCCGAACACAATCCCATGCTACCAAACTTTTAGGTACTATAAAAGATGTATTAGACTATTCTCAAGAGTTCCGATACTTTTTTGGGTACTGGGGAATGCAGTCTGCTAGAAAGTGGACTAATACTGAAGTAGAGTTAAAGGATGGCAGCTTGATTGTATGTAAGGGTACAGGTCAGCAGATACGTGGTATCAAACACGGAAATCAACGACCTACTCTTTTAATACTTGATGACCCTGAAGATGAAAACAATACAAAGACTGCTGAAGCAATGGAGTATAACTTACGTTGGTTGCTGCAATCTGGGGTTCCATCCGTTGACCCTCTTACTGGTAGGATAGTGGTGATTGGTACTCCCCAACACGAACGTTGTTTGGTTGAAACACTAAAAGAGATGAAAGGTTGGAATACTAAAGAGTATAGACCTAGTTTAGAGGAAAATTTAAGTTTATGGCCAGAAGTATGGCCTATAGAGAAGCTAAGAGAGAAAAAAGAAGAATTAGAAAGTATTAATAGATTATCAGTATTTTATAGAGAATACTTGTGTCAAATCGTAGGAGATGAAGATAATTTATTCAGAAAAGACGATTTAAAGTATTATGAAGGATATGTTGAACGAGATGAGCAAGGGTTGTCAACTCTCATCCTGACGAACCTTAATGGTGAGGAAGTAGAAGAGAGGAGACCTGTAAACGTGTTTACTGGTGTCGACCCTGCATCTAGTACAAAGAAAGGAGCAGACTATAGTGTCATATTCAATATTGCTGTCGATAGGGATAATAATCGTTATGTGTTGCCTTATTTTCGTAAACGAGCAACGCCACTTGATTTGGCAGATTCGATTATTAATAACTTCAAAACTTATAGAAGTACAAAAACTCGTATTGAATCGGTTGGGTATCAGGAAATGCTTAGACAATACATCAAAGAACAAGCCGAAGAACTAGGAATGTTTATTCCTGGTTTGGAAATAAAAGAAAATCCAAGAACAAGCAAATCATACAGATTGGAAAGTTTGCAACCATTATTTGCAAATGGTAAAGTATATATACAAAAAGATATGCAAGCATTTATAGATGAGTGTACTTTATACCCAAGAGGTAAGCATGATGACTTGCTTGATGGTTTTTTCTATGCAAACAAAAATTGTTATAGACCTTTGCACGATTCTACCCAAGAACAAGAAAATACTCCTTGGTATAAATTTCGACCAAAAAAGTCTTGGAAAACTTTATAAAATAATCCTTGACAAAATTAAAAAAAATGTTATAAGTTTTTGATACGAAATTTATGGAAGAAAACAAGTATATTTACCCGTTTGATACCTTTATTAAACAGATAGATGAATTAGACAAAGTAGATATACCAAAAGGATATATACAAATTAATGCCCAAAAAAATTCAAAAAAGAGTACAAAGCACAAGAACTCAAGGAAAAAGTGACTTAGAGTTTGTTTTTGATTATCAAACTGGTGATGTAAAACAAAAAGAAATACACGAAGAAGTTCAATATACGAGAGAACTGTTTCATGATTATAAAAGTGCTAGAGAGCTATGGGCGCAAAAATTTCAAGAATCTGTAGAATTTCGTGCTGGTGCACAATGGACTAACGAAGAACGTGATACATTAGAGTCTCGTGGTCAAGCACCAATTGTAGTAAATAGAATACATCCTATTGTAGAAACTGCTAAATCCCTTCTAACATACAACTCACCTGAATTTCGTTCTACTGGTCGTGAAGACTCAGATAGAGAAACAGCTAAAGTCTTTTCTGACTTGTTTCAATATATTTGGCAAATATCTGCAGGAGATGAAGAACTAAAACAATGTATTGACGATTATTATGTCGGAGGTATGGGTGTTCTTCAAGTATTCCAAGATCCAGACGCTGATATGGGTAAAGGAGAAGTTTATGTGAAATCTATAAATCCTTTAGATGTGTACATAGACCCTAATGCAAAAGATGTATTTGCTAGAGACTCTGCTAATATTCTTGTGACAACCTATATGACAGATGAACAAGCAATGCAAGAATATCCAGAGTTTACTGACATAATCGAACAATCTTCTATGCATCCTGATGAATCTGATGATTATCCAGTCACAGACTTAGCTGCAACAGAAGGACAGTTGTTTAATACAGACGGAACTGAAACAGTTCACAATAGAAGACAATACATTGAAAGATACTCTAAAGAAAGACATTGTTTTTATAATTGTTTTGAACCTTTTTCAAATTCAGAACATTTATTGTCAGAAGATGAGTATGAGATGTATTTAAATAAAATGTATGTAAAAGTTCGTAAAATTACTGGGGAAGAAGTTATTTTGTTTGAAGAAGAGTCTGTTGAAGATATGTACAAGATATTAGATGAAACAGGCGGTATATTTCATTATAAACTTTCACATCCTGAGTATGATGAAAATGGTCAAGTAGTACCTTCTAAACCAATTCGTATGCCTGGAGAAGAAGATGAGTACTCTATTACAGGAAGTACTACTATTATTATTCCTATGAAAGTTGAAGAACTAATTGGAACAGGTGAAATTGTTTCCAATAAAATTGAAGAATGTAGAGTAAAAATGGTTGTAAGCGTTGGAGATAAGTTATTATATGAACGTTTGCTACCTGTAGAAGATTATCCTATTGTTCCTTTAATGAACGTACATCACAGAAATCCTTATCCTGAATCAGATGTTCGTTTATACAGACCTTTACAAGAGTACATAAATAAAATTCGTTCGTTAATTATTGCACACGCTAGTACAAGTACCAATGTGAAGCTTTTAATTCCAAGAGGTTCTGCTGATTTAAATCAAATAGAACAAGAGTGGGGGAAAGCAGGTACAAGTGTTATTGAGTTTGATGCAGAGTTAGGTGCACCGATTGTGGCTGGCCCAGTCCCATTACCAAACGAGCTTTATAAAAATGAAGCTGATGCCAAATATGATTTAGAATATGGATTTGGTATTTTTGAATTGATGCAAGGTAGTGGTAGAAGTGCACCGTCTACTTATAGAGGAACATTGGTTGTAGATGAATTTGGCCAGCGTAGAATTAAATCACGTAGAGATGATATAGAAGGAATGTTAAATCAAGTAGCTAAAGTTGCAATACCGTTAATACAGCAGTTATACACAGAAGAGAAAGTAATTAGACTGGTACAACCTAATGGACAAGAAAAAGAAGCAAGATTTAATTTTTATAAAGAAATGGAAAATGGACAAGTACAAAGATTTCATGATGTTGGAGTAGGAAAGTACGATGTTGTAGTTGTATCTGGTTCTACACTACCAACAAACAGAATGGCATTGCTAAATACTTATATGCAAATGTATCAAATGGGATTAATAGACCAAACAGAAGTATTGAAGAAATCAGAACTAGTAGATTTAGATGGTGTATTAGAAAGAAGTGGACAAATGAAACAAATGCAACAACAAATGATGGCAATGGGAGAAGAATTAAAGAAGGTCAAAGGAGACCTACAAACTGCTACACGTGAAGAGCTACACGCTAAGAAACGTTTAGAAGTAAATAAA